ATTACAACAGAACCAGCAACACGCGACCAGTTATAAGTAACTGTATCGAATTCATTGGTCTGTGCAATCGGGAGTTCATCGTAGTATTCATACGATGAAATATTTGGGTTACGTCCGAGAGTTAACGGATTCGTTATCTCGTGACCACCATCTTCAAACTCAACGCGATTGTTCGCAAAAGCCCAAGCCATAAGAGCATTAGACTTAATAGAAGCCATAATTAGCTTCTTACGAGAACGAGTCAACGTGGAGTTTAAGACTGTTGCAATTGGAGTACTTGCCATCTTTAGCTCCTAGTTTAAGGTTGCATTCCAGCATCTCGCATACTTTGACGAATTATATCATCGTATGAAGTGCCAACATCAGCAATATCTGCGGTATCAGTAACGTTCTGGGCTGGAATATTTCCACCAGAAGGAAGCGTTTGTTGCGTATTAACTTCTGGAGTTTGTTGTTTCTGTTGCTCTTGTTGAGCATGAACATCCAGAGGAGTGTTCCAATCTAGCCCCTTCTCTAAATAGAAACTCTTTAACTTAAAATACGCAGCTTCTGGTGTTAAAGATTTGTCCGATTCTAGAAGCCGGGCCAATGAGTCTTCGTGAATATTAGCATCAGGAAATTTAGCCATAAAGCCTTGATAAACTTTTACTGCTTCCTGTCTATTTTGTTCCGATTCAACTCTTTGTTGTTGTTCTGCTGCTAGTGGGGAAATAGCTTCAGTTATCATCTGCTTTATAGCAGACATATCTGCACCACCAGCACCGATATCCTCTATATTATGTCCTGCGGCTTGAGCCTGTGTCAATAAATATTTAACTGTATTAACAGGATCTTCTTTAAAGGACTTAACTAATTGTGCACCAGTTGTTAACTCTTCTGGGGATAAGTCGTATTGTGTTCCCAAAGTACCAGCATTATTTACAGCATCTAACTGTCCCTGTAACTGTTGGACTTGCTGACTTAATGCAGCGTTTTGTTGCTTATTAATCTGTAATTGTTCGTAAAAGCGTCGTTCTTTTCCACCTTTAGCAATTACATTTCCTTCTCTGTCAACTAGGTCTTGGGGACCACGAGTTTGTTGCTTTTGAGGCTCTGTTTCAGTGCTAGAGTCACTACTTTGTCCACTATCGGCTTGTTGTGTCTCTGGTGCAGATTCTTGCGCCTCTTCAGTAATTGTTTCTGTCGCTTCTTTAGTAGTCGATTCATCAGATGAAGTTCCTTCTCCTATTGACTCAAGAATTGCTTCATCGGTACTTAGTTCTGTATCAGCCATAATAAGTCATCCCCTTATTGCATTGGCGGTTGTTGTTGCATCTGCGCCATTGCAGCTTGCAACGCTTGTTGTGGAGGCATTCCACTATCAATAGCTTGTGCTACTTGAGCTTTAACCTCCGTTGGTAATTGTTGTAATACTTGTTGTAACTGATCAGGAGGAATTTGTTGTTCTGCTCCTCCTTGTTGTGGTTGTTGTGGCTGTCCTTGTTGTTGTGGTGGACCGCCTTGTTGTGGGCCTTGTTGTTGTCCAGCCGCTTGTTGTTCTACAGCCTGTAATATCGTCGTCCAATCCTCTTCACGGATCGTAACTTCATCAAAAGCTTCTTGCATAACTTCAAGCATGATCTTGAGAACTGGGCCAGGAGCAGCATTAACGAATTGACCAAGCACTTGACCAAGTTCCAATGCTTCTTCTTTTTTAGCTTGAGAAGTTGGTTTCTTAGTACTTCCACCAACAACTTGTACTGAGAAATTATCTCTGATTTCTTGGGCAGACATATTCTGCCAAACTTCTCTGGCTTCTTCTCCAATGAGACTAACAACGGTTTCGACATCCATGTACTGAAGACAGAGTTGAGCCAATCCCCAATAGATCGAACCAATCCAATCTTCGATCTGGTCAGACTTTTCGTCCACTCGCATATTACTCGCTGATACGTTGGCTTGAACTGCATCGTTAGTTGTATTGGTTTTGAATTGCGCTCCTCGTAAAACTTCTCCCACACTTGATATACGATCAATCGCACGATACTTATTTTCTTTATCGAATAACTTCTCGAATTGCATAGATGGGGGAACAACAGACCCAATGACATCAGTAACCTTCATCCCTTCGGGGATGTTAAGTCCTCTAGCAGTTCCATCATCCCCATTAAGAACTGCCTCTGCATCTTCACGTTCTACAAGATTCTTATTGTAGAATATATTACGTCTAGCCCACCTTCTGGCTCTACGTTCTTCATCAGTTATCTCATTAATAGCGTCTTGTTGATCTAAATAATAAGTAACTTCACCTTTAGTTAATGGACCACGAGGACCATCATAGAAGAATAGTGGATATAACGGATAGAATGTATCTAATTGTAACGGATCATCCCAAACCCAAATAGGCCAAGTCCAATCTTTACTATTATACATAAGTACTCGTCGGGTTATTTTATCCCATACCATCCATACTTCTGTCATTTTAGCACGTTCAAATGTTTCTTCGTCATCAAAACCAAAGTTAGTCATCTTCTCTTTTGGTTCGTAGACTGAGAATACATCATCATCGTGAGATTCATCATCTTCGTTTATCTTAGCCTTCATAATATGAGTAGGCTTATAGATAGACTTATATTCGTCACTTCCTTTCTTCTTCTCAGCATATTTTGCTAAGATAAAAGTAGTAGGTAAATAATCACGTACCATTATCCAGTTAGCATCAGAAGCATCTAGTTCTCTACTATTAGGATCAACAGCTACATCAAATGGTGAACGAACTTTAGCAGTTGGCCCTGCTGGTTGTAGAATATCTATTCCTTTTTCGAGAGCATCAATCTTACCTTCGATCTCAGCAATCTGTTGTGGCTTCTTAGCTTTTTGTAGATCTTTTGCCAGTTGTTCTAGATCTTCTAATGCCTGTTCGCTGCTATCTTGTTTATGTACCCAGTTAAGTTCGATCCAAGAACGATTAGTTAACAAGGTCGTAACCACACATCGCTTGGCTTTAGGCTTTAAATTAATTCCTGGGGCTGGTCTTCTTAGACCAATAACATTAACTAAACGCTCTAAGATAGTTGCGAATCTTTTATTATTTTCGGTGGCACTTGTGAATTCTGCACTTGGGTTTCTAGCATATAAAGCTGGAACCATAGTAGTAATGTTACTGAATACTACATTCTCGGTTTCTGTAATGTTGTTGTTAAGTCTTTGATTTCCAATAAGATTTCCGGCTGCATGTTCAGTTGGTAGACGATGCTTGCCTTGGTCATTATCAAAATATCTAATAGCTTCTTCCCAAGTATCTACTACTTCATCTGATACTTTTCGCCATTGTGCTAATCGTGACTTCCACAACTTACCATTAGCTTTAGATATAGGAATCTTACTGTCACCTACTACTTGATATGTAGGTTGACGTTTACGACGAGTAGGCTTCTTATCGAGTGATTGGTCGATATTATTTTCTACGTCTGTCGGGATTTGATCTTCATCAGCCATTAATACTCACCATTAATAAAAGTCATCGGGGTCGTCAAGAAAGTCTACTAATTCTTCATTAGATAACCGCCTTCTACTGCCTAAAGGCTTTTTAGGAAGTGCTGTAGGACTTCTAGGCATTCCTAGTAATTTTTCAATTTCATCTAAAAGATTCATTGTTTCTACTAATTTCTCTGGAGGCATTGTTGGTGCTTTACGAGTTCCAGTAGTTGGTTGAGCTTTTGAAGACTCCGCAGTTTCTTGTAAATATCTCTCAAGAGCAAACATTTCTGATTGCTGTGGATCAGTTGGTCCTTGTCTAGCTCCAATTCTTCTTTGTCTAGACAATTCATCCATAGTTCTACTTGGGCCTTGTGTGAGTTTTGGTTTAGCTACTTGGCTTTCAACAGTCTGTCTTCCAAGTCCTCCACCTCTTTTTACTTGTGCCGCCGCAGCTTCTATAGCCTGTAACAATCTATTATCACCACTAGCTCTTGCTTGTTTATATAATTCTCTTAGTTGATTTAGAGTAGTTGCTTGTCTTTCGCCTTGTCCTACTGAACCATAAAGTAGTTCATCAATAAGATTAGCTAATTTCTCTGGATCTGGTCTAGGCCAATTTTCCATATTCTTAGGAACTGTTGGAGCTTGTTTAGTTGCTCTACCAACTTGTGAAGCTGTTCTAGATATTGGAGAAGCTATTTCTCTATTTACATTTCCTAAGAATGCTTGAATTTCTTCTTGTGTAATTGGTTGCCCAGTTACTCGTCCTCTTGTAACATCTTCTGCTGTCCTTGGTCCTTGTATTACTGTTTGTTTTAAGTTTTCTACAGTAAGTGGAGTAAACTCTTCTCCCTCAACTCTTGGTTTGCCTTTACCATATTGCTCCATCAAAATATCAGCTTCTTTTGCTGTTGTAACTCTTTTAGTAAAGTCTTCAAGTATTTCTCTATGAGCTTCTATGTCTGGCTTTTGTTTTGTTTGTTTGAGCCATTGTTCATACATACTTCTAACATCATTGAGCATTTTATCGTGTTCTGCTCCCATGATATCAAGATCCTGCATTCTTCTTATTACATTAGGATCAGACTCAACACTCAGTTCGTTAGCCATTTCACGGCTAGTAACTATATCGTCATCTCTACTAATAGGCTGTGGAGATTGTTTACTTTTTTCAATATCTACTCTTCCAGCCCCTTTAGCTGCTCCTGTAGGCAATTGTTTTGTAGGAATATTGCGGCCTTCTGGTACGACAGAAACTTGGCTTTTAAGAGCTAGTTCATCTACACCAGGAATTTCATCTGCTGTTTTTACTTTTGTCTGCTCTTCTCCGAATACTTTAATAGGAGGATCAGTTCTCTCTACGTTTCCAGGTGATTTACTAAGATCACCTTCCCTTATCTCTTTCTTACTATAATACTGTCTACCCTTTTTCTTTTGGATAGTTGCTGGTCGGGCAGCATATTTAGTGTCTATTCTTTTCCCAGGTTTTGGATCTAAGAACGCAGTAAGAGCTTTTCTAACTACTTTTATTGCTTCTTCTTCATCCCAACCTCTTTGTACTAGTTCTTCTATTCCTGGGTGATGAGTTCCATCTGGACTATCCCAACCTTCAAGCATCTTCTTACTAGGCAAACCTTCAAATGCTTGTTCTGGAGCTTTCATTGCTCTGGATTCAGTAAATCCTAGTACCTCTTCCATTGTTGGATCACCACGTAGACTTTCTGAAGTTACTCCTTTCTCAAACATTTGCTGTCTTGGATTAGGCTTACCACCAATTATAGCTTCTTTAGCTCTTCTTGGGTCGGTTGCAACGTGTAGTCCTACAATGTCCTCGAAGCCAGCAGTTGGGGTAGTTTCTCCAGCACTAAGTTGATTTTCTAATTTCTCAACAGTTTTTTGCAGCATACCAGTTCCCATAGGTGTATCTACAGGACTTGGTGTAGTAGTTGGAATTTCATCCAAAGATGCTTGTGGCACAGCAATAGCTTTTTGCTGCATTCTTTGTACTAACGCTTTTATTAATGCGGCTCCAGGGTTAGCCATATCTTAGATTCCTCGTAGCTTCTGGCAAATCGCGTTCTCCCCACTTACGCCAGCCAACTTCTTTATCTTCTTGTGGTACAATCAACTTAGAAATATTAGGACGATGAGACAACATATATTTAATTGTATCCATCGCATGATCATCTTTATCCACAGGAATATCTAGTATATCCCCACGAGGATCACGTTTCCAGTAATAAGAAGTAAATTCATTAGCTACGAATTCCAGACGATCACTTATATAAATGTATGGAGCATTATAAATCCCAGTAATGGGATTCTGATGATTTCTTTGTGGTATTAAGTATTGAGATACTTTTACTATACCATTAGCAATATCGTTATTGCCTCTAGTACAGTATATACCATCATCACGAAACATATCAGCAATAGAACGTCCAACTGTTCCTTTACTAACGCCTTTACGTCTAAATATATCTGGGTCTGAGTACATGTGGTTATCATAAGGAATCTTATAATGATTTCTGCACTCGGTAATTCTATTAGCTTGTATCTCTAGTGGAGTTTCTTTTTCATAACCACCATCAACTAGAAATACGTTCCCATGTAAATCAACAAAGCCACATAGATAACAGTAAGGTACTGCTAGTCCATAATCATAACCTTCAAGGTGGATTATCTCCGTTCCTTGAGTTAGTAACTGGTTGTAATAATTGATTATATTCTCATGGGACATAACATGGACTGACTCATCAAAGGAAGGATAAACAAGTCCTTCATAACTTGCCCATTGTCCTAACAAGAATCTATCACGCATCTGTCCATGATAAGATGCTTCTAGAGTCTTAATAAAGTCGGACTCTAGATTCTCTTTATTCTCGTAAGTACTTCCTTCAAAGAGTTCAATAATAGGAGTAGGAAGACTATCCTCATTTAATAATGCCTTCCCAGTTTCATCAGTTTCACACATGAGTTTGTCATTTATAACTTTACGATTTAAATCGTGTAGTGGTTTGACTAACTCTCTATATACCCAGTTACGTGTTGGATTACATGTTATAAGCATCCAACGTGGTCCAGAACTAGGCATCGACGGATCGTTACCCTCATATGTAGCCATACCACGAAGGCGACCAAGTAAATCTAACAGATCTTTATGAACAATTTCTGGATCTTCAATTTGATCCACAACAACAAAGTCATAAGTCGCTGATAGCAAGTTACTCGTCGTCGCTTCATTAGCATTTTTCCCCTGTTGAGCGATATATCGAAAGTTGATGGTCGATCCGTTTTTGAGCGTACATGTATTTGATCCATTCGCACTCTTTGGGAACGATTTAATCCAATCTTCGGGACACCACTTTAGAAACTCTTTTCTTAGAGTGTCGTTTAATTTGGGATAAGTTGATCTAGCCATAAGCGCATTACAGCCAGGATAATCTTTTGCTAACTCTATTGCTTTAATACAAACGTTAGCGGTTTTGCCATTAGCAAATCCACCACCATACAATTGTATCTTGGCACGAGACTTTTGAAACCTATCTTGTAGGCTTCCCTCGAAAAGTCGGAATGTGGGCATTAGCCCTAATCTATTCTAGACCAATCTGTGTTAGCTAGAGCAGTAGTACTAGTAACATCAGTGCGTTGAGCAATCCAGTTCTGGTCATTAGTAGTATCAGTTCCTTTTTGTCCAACGAAAGAAGGAACAGTTGTACCATATAAAGCACTAGCTAGAACACTTACTCTACTATATTCGTTTTCTGGTCCTGATCCAGTTTGTCCACCACCATTACCACTTAATTCTCTTACTGTTGCCATTACATAACTCCTTTAGGTGTTATATCTATTGTTGGGATGTCTTGTTCTTCTTTTTTGATGTATTCGATTCGTAAGCCGCCTTCAACCTTGTGACGATGCTCCACGATATCAGCGGGGCGATGACCAGCACGATCAAGAATATTATTAGCAGCAGATAACCGGGTTCCAATTCCCATCTCCGAATCATTAACAGTATCAATAAACAATTGTGCAGACGTTTTAGAGTTTAATACAAATAAGTCTCGTACTTCTGTAGCATCTGAGTGAATAATAGATTGAACTAAATTTTGCTGCAACTCATTATATGCACTATTCATCTTTATATTATGTATTTGGTCTTCCGTAAGACTAAGTACATTCCCAATATCCTTATCAGATAAACCAAACACTGAATAAGCCATAACAAGACTTAGGGTATTCATTTGTTCTGGTGGGAGGGGTAAGTCAGCTATTCTTTTTCTAGCAGCGACAATATCCCGTTGAATTTCCCTGGTATTGGGAACTTCAACGAGAATATCATCTTTAAGTATCTTACCGTCTAACGGATTTATCTTAGTACCGTCAGCAAGAACTAAAGGTTCTGTACCAATTGGTAGAGGCATTATGGTCCAATATTAGTCAAGTTTCTTTCAGTATCATATTCTGCAACTCTTTGGTTTCCACCAGCAATCATATTCATTATCCAGTTCATTAGTGCATTTTGTCTTACTGTTTCTGGTTCTTGCTGTTGTATGGGTTGCTGTGACAATATCCGATCAATTATGCGTTGTCGATCTATTGGTACTGGTTGTTGATTTTGTACGGGTGGACGAACATCTCTACCACCAGGTCTAGGACTTACTCTAGGGGCAGTTCCTCTAGTTGGAACTTGAGGAACTACATTCTCCATATATTCCCCTTCAGTCATCGGCCTTTTTACTCCTTGATTATCTGCATCAATAGCTTTTTCTTGCTCTCTCCTAGCGGCTCTTGCAGCAGTTCCACTTGTAAAGTCGTCATCGTATATTTCATTTGAAAGTTTTTGCTCTATTGGGTCTGGACTAAAGAGATCCATAATAGAACGAATTATTGAGTCGTCACCAGCACCACCCATTCCCCAATAATCAGGATCAGCTTGTCTCAAATCTCTTCGTTGCTGTCTTTCACCTAATCTGTATTCGTGTGGAGAAGTACGATCATCATCATAGATTACATCGCTTAGATCTGGAACAGCGGCTTGTGGAGGTGTAGGTCTGCGAGGTGGCATTGGCATTGATCTAGATACATCTACTCGTTCTGCTGGATCTGGGAAGACAGTTGGATCGCCACCCTCTAATGCTGGCATTACATTATCCCATACATTTCCTACTCCACCAGCTTCTTGATTTATATCTTCTTCAAGAGTACCAGCTTGAATACCTTTTGCTGGAGTTGGTGCACCACTACCTATTTGTACTGATCTTGGCATAAAAGTTCCACCAGTACTTCTTCCAGTAGCTAATGCAGTTGGATCATGAGTAATAGTAGGACCAATATAATCATCTGATCCACCCATACTTGGATCCCAAGCACCACCTGGAGTATATGGAGCATCAAATAGATTAGCTAAAGATTCTCCTATTCCTCCTGTATTAATAACACCAGTTCTAGGATCAGGGGCGGGATTTCCTTGTTCATCCCTATAAACCCCTCGTTCATCATAAGTAGGCATCAGATGGTTTCTCCTTTACCTCCACCACCGTTTCCAGAAGCATCAGTTGGATATGTTCCTGGTGCACGATTAGCTCTACTACCAGAAGGAATAATTTCTGTTTGTAGAGCAGTTACATCAGCAGCAGTAACAGCACGAGCAGTATTAGCACTTGCATCGTCCTTATCACTATTAATAGTCAAGTCCATCGTTTCGTTGTTGCTAACATTTCTAACTCCACCGAAATTGTTCGCACTTGTATCAACAGTGTGATCAACTTGTGCTGTAGTAACACTTGCGCTTGTAGAGGGAGAAGAATCCGTTAATAGAGTACTAATAATCTCTCCATAATTTCTCATACCACGTTTACGGAGAATTCTCATTAGATGATATCTATTAGGAGAACGAGCGTTTAAAAATTCATAAGTAGCGTTGGAATCACCGGGTCCATATGTAGATGACTCCCAAAATTCTGTACTAGTAGCCATAACTCTTCCTTTCGTTGTTTTGTCAGTGGCGATTAGTGAGGTTGATTATATTATATTGTATTATCCGTCCCTGGTTTTGTTGGTAAATATCATATATCAGAATAACCGTCAAATCTATTGTTAATTTCACGGGCAACGCAGTTGCCCGATTATACTTCAATCTATCACTAAATTCCTAACGTTATTCCGCACACAATCACATTTCGTATTTGGGGGGACGATAGATCTGACTATAGTAACACCGAGAAACTCCAACACCCCAACTTTGGATCTACGGGGGGAGTCTAAAACATCTAACACCCCCACCCCCACTAACAAAGCAACGGCAACACCTCGTTCTAATGCTTCTGTGTTAGGTGTAGTTGTTAGAAAGAAGGAGAATTCCATGTACTACTTCTACAAAACAATCGAGGTTGTTACTGGCTTAACCACTATCGCAGCAACATTCCTCACAACTTACGCAATCGGTTTTGCCCCAACACTCTACTGGGCTGGCGTATTCACAGTTGTTGCAACAGCAGCATTCGTTGCAGCATGTTACGCTGGACGCAAAGCCGAATCACTCAACTAACACACAGCACACACAGACATTGCGCTTGGTGGTAACACCTTGCGTAATGCTTCTGTGTTCTATGAATCGGTTAGAAAGTGTTCTTACCGTCTTTTAACTTTAGGAGGTTTACTATGAAACTCATAACTTGGAATAGAGATAAGGGTCATGTTGCAGTCGTACTTTTCGAGAATGGCAAGACCGCAGCAGTTTTCGATAAAGTAATGAAAACTCAGAAGGGTGCTGAGAATCTTTGCAACCGCATCAAAGAACTTTGCGGAGAGAATTACGAACACCGCAACCTCACATCGTTGGAGTACAGTACAGACGCAAAGACTGGCAAAAGAGTGAGAAACTTTCATTACGAAAATCTCACCAACATCAGCTAATTAATAGAATGGGAAGTTGGAGCAATCCAGCTTCCCATTTTCGCATGAAACAGCATGAAGGAGTTGAACCAATGCTACATAGAATTCAAGACTATACCGAGTCCGACTGCAAGGCCGCACTCAAATCTCCATGGAAATCAGAAGCGGAGAAAGAGCAGATCAAGTACCAGTTGTCGAGGCTCAGAAGTCTCAGGTATTACAGGATAAATTGAGAACATATAACTGGAAGTTGGCAGTAGTCAGCTTCCAGTTTTATTTTTAACTGGTATTTGCAGCCTCGTGATTCAGCTTGTGTGTCATATGCGCTAAGTTGAAGCATAAAGTAGCAATAATGAGCATTAAAAGGTGTATTAGGGAGTAATAAGACTCCCCAAC